CTATGAGTGGTTTTAGCCCATTCTTGAGGTTTTTCAGATGCCATTAAAAGAGGTAATTTATCCATTTTTGCACCATCTCCATGTTCTAGTCCTATTAAGTTGCTACCATATATATAATATTTACGAGAAGAAACACCACAATCAACAGTAACATCATTTGTATTTCTAAACCAACTTTTTAATGCGTGTGCCAGGTGAAATCCACTCATAAAATCGTGATTACTCATTGAATGAACACAGTCTACAGGAGCAATTTCTCTTAACATCTCTACGCATTGAACATAAACTTTTAATGCAATTTCATAATGCTCCCACCATTTACCATCTGTATCTTGGTATGTTCCTTTGCTTGTTGATGACATTACATTATCTGTATGTAAAATATCGTTGCCAATGCAAAATAACACTCTATCCACATCAAAACCTTTAGCTTTATTTATAAGTCCACTAACACCCATTAAAACTCTATTTATGGCTATTTCTATGTTATAATCTTCGCCTGTTTCCTTTTTGTTTGCATATTTCCCTATATGGACATCTGCTGGATTTATAACTAATAGATGAGTTCCGTCTTTATGCTTAATTTTTTTATATTCAGGAGCATTTTCTTCTATAAGTTTTAAAACATTATTGAAAACACTTTTTTCATCTATTAGGGCATTTTTGGTTACTACGGAAAATCTCAATTCTCCTCCCATATTTTGCCAATGCTTTACTGAAACCACATCTTTTTTATCAATTCCTCTATCTATTAAATGATTATCTAATGCTGAATTGTGTGTAAGATTGTGGTTTAGGTTTTCTAAATCATCAGCTCTATACTGATAAATTATGTCTACCTCTTTATCTGATAATCTTAGTCTTTTTCCCATATTAAAGTTATTTTACAACCCTTTACCTCCTTGACAACTATCTTTTTATATTCTTTAACTTTTTCTTTTGGTAGGTATTTAGGATTCTTACTGTTAAGCTTCTTCTTTTTTGCCATATGTAATAATAAGCTATTTTTTAACCTTTTCCCAGCTCCTTCCACCAAAATATGCACCTATCACTGTTAATAAAGTTAATTGTAGAAGGTTAATCCAGGCATCTTCTACATAAAAGTCTATTAAACCTGCATCTATAAAAATTAAAACGATTGTACTAAAAACAAGAAATAATAGTATAATTGGTCTAACATTTTTTGATAGCCAGGAGTCTGATTTCATGTCTGCGTTCCATCTATTAGAAACTTCTTCTTGCATTTTTGTTTCATAAGAATGTATTATCTCCTGAATCTTTCTTTCCGCTTCTAGCTTTTCTTTTTTAGTTGTTGTTAAATTATCTAATACACCTCCAACACCTTTAACAAGCTCTGTAGCTCCACTAGAAAATATTTTACCTAATATACTCATATTATTTATTTATTAGGATAACTAGGTTTTTTCACTATTTTCTTTTTTCTTTTTTTTGCCATTATATTTCTATGTTTTTAATCCACCTAAAAGTTTTTTTGTACCATCTATTATCCTTTTTGTTTTGTTTTGTTTCACATACGCTACAAATTGTATCTGTAATACTTATCCTTACTGTGTCTATTATTGTTTTTAATACTATCTTATAATTGTATTGTACACTATCATCACCCATTCTTAATTCACTCATTTCAAACATACTATCATGATAAGCATCTACTTTATTGTTTAAAAGCGTAATATCTCTTTGTTTTCTCCACAAATCTTGCTCTAATAGTGTTTTTTCTTCTTTATTAGTCATTATTTGTAAAACAGCCATATCTGCTGATCTAAACAGACTATCTAAATTATTGCTAGAAGATTTTATCTCTTCCACAGGCTTTTCGGATGATAAGCATGAGGATAATGTAAACAACAATATAAAACACAACTTATTCATTAATATTTTCTAAAGTTTCTATGAATTTATCGTTTAACTTTTTATAATCACTTCTTAAAGTTATGACTTCTTCTTGTAGAGCTTCAATTTGATTTGTTAGTGTAGTTTTATTATCTATATATAAATATCCTATGGCAATTAAACAAAAAAACAATCCTCCTGCCATTGGATTGGCAGCAAAATCTTTAAAGTTGATTGGGGATTTCATCCTAAAAACATTTTAATAATTAGCCCTATAATAGCAACATAGATTACCCAAAGAGATTTACTTAGTATTTTTCTAGAAGAAGTGTTCCTGTTTACTCTGGCAACGACACCATAATCAGGATCTAGCAACTTTTCAGTCAGCATATCCAACTTCTTATCCATTTTTTCTAATTTATCATCCATTGAATCTATCCTTTGTTCCATTAGTGCCATCTCTTTTACTATATCTTTATTAGTTGCCATTGTCATTAAATTCTTCTATCCATATCTATGTATTCAATAGTAACCTCATTCCCCAATTCTAATTGCCTTGCAATATCTGGATATAATCTTTTATACGCATTAGTGGATTTTCCAATGAAGCCATCTTTGATGATGACATTATTCTCTTGCGAATCACCCACAAGAAGGCATCCAGCTGTATGCGAATCATCATTACCACAATGTATAAGAACATATTTAAAGTTTTTAACATTACAAACTTCCAACATACCTTTATGTATGTTTGGAAATCTTTTAGAATATCTTTCATTAAAACCCCCTTCATTTCTAAATTTTAAGTTATATGTTCCACAAGGTATTCTTGTTTCACCCTTCACTTTTAAAGCTCTATGCTCATCTTCTAATGTATATGCTATGAAGATCATTCCAATATCAGAATCTTCAAAAAGCAATCCATTAGTGCAATCAGCTTGACTACTAAATCTTAGAACTTTTAATTTCATTTTAGATTGTTGCTGCGAATACCTCTAAATCACAAGGTGCTACACTAGCTTCTGCTGAAATTACAAATGCTGAATTATGAGAAACAGCTCCTTGAGCTATATCAGCTGCTGCTGCATCAAAACTTACACCACCTAACATAAAAGATTTACCAGCTTCTAGTTTAATTACCATTGCATCTGTTCCAAAAACTTTTAGATTAACATAATTAGTATCATCTAAATTTGTTATTCTAATATATTTACAGTTAGCTGCTGTTAATTGCCCTTGTCCTGTAGATCCTAGTTGTAATACAGGTGTAAATGCTGAAATAGGCACTTCTACTACTCTACTATAAACTTCATCAATAGAAGCTACAGTTAAAGTGTTTGTGTTACCATAAGATTGTCCATTTAAAGTAACTGTGTCTGTTACTGTTACTGTTAAGTTTGCGTTTGTTACTGTCGTTGCCATTTTATTTATTTATTAATTTGTTATTTTAAAATTCATTTATATATTCTGTTTCATTCATTTCCCACTCTTCAACACCTGTGTTATCTCCAGTCCAAAAAGAACCTTCTTCAAAAGTATATAAAGATAATTCTTCAGAAGTTTTAAAGCTTAATACTGTATCTCCTACAATTTCTGTTGTAGTTACTACCCATTGACTACCATCTAGACTTACAAAAGCAAAATCAATGCTATTTTCATCTAATTCATTAAAAACTTCGTTAGTTACTATGTAATATTTCATTATATATTTTCAAAATTACTATTCCCGCTTACAACAAAAGGATTTCCATTACTATTACTTGAATCATTCCCATTCCCCTCAAATTTATAATAGCCTTTTAAATTACTTGCTGCCGAATGTGTAGTTAAATCCATTCTCGTTCCTTCATTATATATCTCTGCAACTTCAGAAGCTGATAATTGTTTATTCCACCAAGACAAATCATTATATTGTGTTTCAGCACTATTACCAGATTTCGCATAAGACCAAGAATTACTACCTACTGTTATTTGTCTATCGGCAGTAGTCATATTTACAGCACCATTGCTATTTCCATTAGCATAATATCCACTACCCATACTCGTTCCGTTCCAATACATAGTCGCATAGTTTCCACCAGCATTTGCAGTAGCACTTTGTGTAATAGTTATTAGTGTAAAATCATCATCTCCAACATTCCCTCTATTTGAAGCACTCCAATAACTACTTCCTAATCCAGCAGCTTGATATGCAGCTGCATAATTTCCAGAATTAACTTGCATTAGCCAAAAATTCTGACTATATCTTGAAGGGCTTCCAGATGCAAATTGATAATAAATTCTATTATTATCTTCTCTGTAATAAATTCTAATTAAATTAGTGTAAGATACATAAGGGTCTACGGCAGATGCAAATAAATGTATATTAGTATTTAATGATGTAGACCACCCTACTTTTATCCAAAAACTAATTGAATAAGCATCTGATTGAATAAAATTAAATTTACCATTAGTATCTGCAAGTCTTATTGACTGCCCTACTCCAGTTGTTATTGATCTTGCTACTGCTTGGTTATCTGTAAATCCAGCAGAAGGAGCAGAATAATCTATTGAATTAACACCTGCAACACTAGCCATTTCTATTGCGTTCACTTTTGCAAGTGATGCTGATTCTACATTATTTAAAAGACCAATATTAGGCATCTGCTAGTATTATTGAAGTGTTGTCTGGATTAAACCAAATTTTTGTAGATTCAATATTATATCCAACTATTCTAACCACATCACTAACAGCAGTAGGAGCTGAAGAGCTTAAAAGTCCAGCACTTGTACTTAAATAAAGAGGAGAACCTCCATTTCCATTAGCATTACTTAAATAAGCCATACCTCTTAAAAGCATCCCTACACTATTTGCTGCTCCTGTTCCTAAAGCTAAAGCTAATAAGTTAGAACCATGAAGTGCAATATCAGCATCTGCTGCAACCCAATCCCCTGTCCAGACATAAACCCTACCAATAATTACTGAAGTAGAACCATAATACATAATATCCCCTTCTGCCTCACCAGATGTAGAGCTTATGCCACTAGGACTAAAGTTACGAGAACCAAATTTTTCGTACTTATTAACTTTACTCATTTATTATTGAATTTTAGAAACCAATATTGTTACATCACCACTAGATGGTGCTGAATTAAAACCTACAGTTACTTGATTAGTAGTATTTCTAACTACTTGAGCATATATAGTTTCGTAAGAAGATGTATCAAACATTTGCACCATAACTGCTCTTGTACCTAAATTGTGAGTTACAGCTATAGAAGTAGCACCACCTATTGTAGTAGTGTAAGTTCTATTTGCTAAATGTTTAGGAGTTACATATCTTGAAGTATCTGCTCCAGCTAATGATTCTGCATCTGTAGCTCTTTCAACAACACCAGCAGTACCTATACTTGCAGCAACTTCATCCCCAGTATTTGAACCACTAAAAGAAGTATTTGGTACATTTCCTAAACCTACCATAGCTTTAGTTATACCTCCTACTGTTCCTGTAAATGTTGGAGAAGCTATTGTAGCTTTAAGTCCTAAGGCAGTTGTTATTCCACTAGCATATGAAGCATCATCTCCGATTGCTGCTGCTAATTCATTTAAAGTATTTAAAGCACCTGGCGCACCTCCTACTAAATTACTTACAGCAGTAGTTACATAAGCAGTAGTTGCTACTTGAGTTGTATTTGTTGATGCACTTGCAGTTGGAGCTGCTGGAGTTCCAGTTAATGTTGGAGAAGATGTATTTGCCTTTGCATTTAAAGTAGTTACTTGCGCAGCAGACATAACACCTGAAGCACCAGTAGTTGCTACAGGAATTGTTGCATTACTACCATCAGAAGAAACTATTACTCTTGCAGCTGTTGTACCAGTAATACTTAAATTTGTAGTAACATTATGATTAATATCTGAAGTTTTAGCAGTATTCGCTGTAATTGCAGATGACTGTGCAGATGTAATTCCAGTTTTTGAATTATTCGCTGCAATATTATCAGATTGTGATGCAGTAATACCTGTTTTAGCTGTGTTAGCTGTTATTGCAGAAGTTTGTCCTGAACTTATACCTGTCTTAGCTGTATTTGCAGTAATAGCTGAAGCCTGTCCAGAGGTAATACCAGTCTTAGCACTATTTGCTGTTACAGCAGAAGCTTGTTCATCAGTCATTGCACCCCATGCAGAAGATGTAGCTGCTGGAAGAGAAGCATTATCCCCATCTGAAGATACTACAGTTAAAGAAGTTGCATTAGCTGTTACGCTTAAATCAGTAGAAACATTGTGGTTTATATCTGAAGTTTTAGCAGTATTTGCAATTATTGCACTTGCTTGAGAAGAAGTAATACCTGTTTTAGATGTATTACCAGTAATAGCATCTGATTGTGATGAAGTAATACCTGTCTTAGAAGTATTTGCTGAAATAGCATTTGATTGTGCTGCGCTAAGCCCTGTTTTGGCAGTATTTGCAGTGATTGCAGATGCTTGACCACTAGTTATTCCTGTTTTAGATGTGTTAGCTGAAATAGCACTAACAGTAGAACTATCTAAGTTTACAGTAGCAGCACCAGTTGTTCCACCTGAAACATCAATACTTGTACCTCCAATTACTTCTGTTATATCTCCAGTTGAACTTGATAATTCTACCCAAGAACCATTAAGACCTACATACACTTTATCTGTAGTAGTGTTTTGGAAAATTTTACCCTCTACTACTGTAGCAGGATTGGTGCTTAATTGTTGTAGCACCATATTTAGTGCTTGATTGTTGTTATGATCTATGTTTCCAGAAACATCAAGATCATGTAAAAATTTAATTGCCATTGTTTAATTTATTTAGTTTATTTAGTTATTTATTAATTGAAATATGCCTTTCCAGAGAAAGCTGCTTTAAATGTTAAGGTTATTTGATTTATTGTATCATAATCAACTTGACCTATTACCACTGTTCCTGCTGAGTCTACTACTGCTACACTTGGATTCTTCCCCAAATTATGTGTTACTGTCCACACTGTAGCAGCAGAGCCTTGAGTGTGAACGTAGTTTTTATCGGCTGCTACACTTGTTAATGAAGTAAATTTTAAATTACCACTTGCATCAGTTGTTAGCACTTCATCAGAAAGTTCTACATCTACTACAGAAATAGTAAAACCTATTTCATTTGTTTTTGCTGGACTTGCACTAGTTAATCCTGTTACTGTAATTATTTCATTACTAGAATTTCTTGTTGCTGTAAAATCGGCATGACCATTAAGAGCTGAATGTAAAGCTACACTAACTTGAGTTATTGTAGAATTTATACCTGAAGAAGTTAAATCTACAGCAATAACACCTCCATAACCTGAAGGAGTTGCTAAAGTAGTTGCTGCTGTTACTTTAAAATATACAGCATATTTAGTAACATCATAACTATTATATAAACAAAAATACCTATGATGTAAACTTCCTGCTTGATCAGCTGTAGGAGTAATTGTAACTGTACTTGTATAATTACCCTTTACCCATTCTACTACTCCAGATAAGTTTTTGGTAGATACACTTCTCTTTCTTGCAGGCTCAAATCCTTTGGCATTATGTATCTGACTATCTGATAAACTATTATGGTGCTTCATTTATTAATAAGTTATTATGCCATGTCTTTTACTAACAGAGCTTTCTGAATTACATAAGCTACAACTTCCGCAGCCTTTCCATTCAGGATATAAATTACGATTGTCATCTAAATATAAGTGCATTTTCTTTTTAAAAGTATCTGCTTTTTTATAAGTTTCTTGTCGTAAATAATTTAATTTTTTTTCATTAACAGGGCTTGTAAAATCTGCCATGTTATCTACAACACCTTGAGATGTTGTATTGTATGTTATGTCTGGTAATATTTCAAATTTAACACAAAATGCTAAATAATCTTTAATATAATCATTTAATAATGTTACATATCCCCCTTGAGATACAGCATCATATAAATCTTTTCCTAAAAACGGTTTAACATGATTTAATTCTGCTATCTCTATAAAAGTAGATTTAACTAAATGCTTGTCAAAATTAGCATTTGTCATTGCTTTAGATACTATTTCTGTACTAGTTATTAGTGCCATCTTCTTCTTTTTTAGTTGATTCTTCTTTATGTGATGATCCTGGCATTACTGTTCCATCTGGCATTGTATGAGTTTCTTGTTTTTTAGATGATTTTTCTTCTATAAGAGCAGCTAACTCTTCATCAGTAAGCTCTGGTAAATGAAATATCTCTCTACCCTCTCTAATTGTAATAAATTCAGCAGGATTAATTGTTCCTAATAAAGAAACAGGAGGTTTTGTATAAAATCTTAAATCACTAGCACTAATTCCTCTTTCTATTTTTAATATTTTCTTAATACATTTAAGAAACATTTGTTGAGGTTCTTTTATAACCGTACTCATAGCTATATCATAAGCTGTTAATATTTGCTGATTGTTTCCTAATTGACCTGCCACTTGAATACCTGATAACGCTGGATTCCATCTGTGTGCCGATATAATATTATCATTAGTAATTTTTTGAAGCTCCATAAAAGAACCATCACTAGTATCATTAATTATTTGAACATTTGTAGCATCTCCATCACCATTTTTAGCTATAAATAATATTTTAGAATTATCTCCAGCTCCTGTTAATTTAGCTACAGCATCATCAATAAAATCTTGTGCTTCATCCTCTCCCATATCAGCGTTTAGCTCAACAATAGCACTTGGCATAAATCCATTTTTGAAGCGTGTTAGATTAAAAACTCCTATTTGATTTGCTATACGAATATGGTCTAAAGCTGCACAATAATCAGGCATACCATAATAATAATAAGTGCTTTCGTAATCAGAAAAATGAACAATACTTCTAGAAATCTCTCCTTCCTTACTGTATTCAGGGTACATAGGAATTTTTCTCATATTATCTGGGTATCTTCTTGCGTGTTCCCAATCTGGATGTAATAATATGTGTTTGCCATCTTTATGAACTCTAGCTGTAGTACCATCTTGATGAAAAAAGTTAATATATCCTGGACCTATAACAACTTCCATATATCCATTACCTAGTTTCCAATAATCAGATAAAACTTTTTTTGCAACATCATCCATTGATTCCCCATATACATTAACATCCTCTAATAATGACCTTAAAGCCTTATTAGTGGTTCTTAATCCTTCTCCAATACTAAATGTAGTTTTTGTTCCAAGTATAGCTCTATGTGTAGATGCGGCTCTTGAAAGCTCTGAAAGTTCTTGTGGAAATAAATTGTTTTTTCCAAAAGGAATCCACTCATCTCTTAATGTTGTAGAGATTAAGCTAGTTTCTTTTGGTGCTTCTTTTGATAAATCCTTAGAAAATGAGTAACCTAATATTTTAGGACTCTTCTTCGTTTGGGTTATTATCTGCTTTTGATTCTTTTTTCGGCTCATTTATGATAGCTTTTTTCTTTTTTATTTTGAATTTAGGCTTTATTACTTCTACTTGCTTTTCTTCACCTTCAAAACTAACATAAGGTTTGCCCAATTTATATAAATTAGATAAAACTTTTTGGCTTAAAACTGAATTAAAACAAACTGTAAAGCTATTACCCGCTATTTGAACGGCATCATCATCAGCAGACACAAAATAATCCTTAATGAATATATATTTCATGATATTTTTTATGTAAAGATAAAAAAACAGGGGGAATTTCACCCCCTATTTATTTAAAAAAGTTATACTAAGCTGCTGTCCAAGCTAATGTAGCACCTGTACTTGGCTGATAAAAATCAATTTGTCCACTATTACCTGGATCAACATTTGCACCAGATACAACTACAATAGCTTCTCTTGGGTATTCAGCGTGAACACCAGCAAGTTTTACAGCAGTTCCATTAGCATCTTGAAGTCCAACACCTGTAGCTTGTTCACCTGAAGAAAACTCCATATATGCTTTCTTTTCAAATACTTTATCATATCCTAATATAAAGAAGTAAGTTTCTGGAGCAGTAGTATCACAGTCATCAGCGTAAGTTTCTACTAAAGCGTAAACACCACAAGATTCAGTTAATTCTCTTAATCTACCATTAATTTCTTCAGTTACTTTAGGGATGTAAAACATTAGTTCTACATTTACAAGAGTAGAACCATTCTCTCTTGTTGCATTTGCAGTGAAACCAGCAGTTCCTCTATCAAATTCAAATTCAAAGAAAGTTGATGAAGCAAAAGCGTTAAATTCTCCACCTGCAGCATCAGAACCTGGTCCCGATCCAGCAGCAGCGTAAGCTACAGTAGTTAATCCACCTTGTTCCATTAGCCAAATTCTTTTTAAACCACCTCTTCGGTTTCTGTCGCAACATATAATTGCATGTCCTTTAGTTAAAGCCATTTTTATTTATTTTTTTTTTTAGTTAAAAACTTAGGGGAGCTATTAACTCCCCTAAGAGATATTATTAATTATGCAGTTTCAACAGAAGCAACACACATCAAAGGCTCTTTTACAGCAACACCCATAGAGTACAACATTCTGAATCTATTTTCTTTTTCATCTTTATTATACCACATGTCTACATCTTGTGCTTGGAAGTCTGTACCAACAGTGATGTTGTTTTCAGAAGTCCAGATAGCACATTTAGTTTCTGCTACAGCATCAGGAGCAAAAGCATTAGCCATATTTGCTAAAGCAGCTCCATGAGTTGCAATATCAACATCCCAAGAAGGAATTACAACTAATCTAACACCTTGAAATCTTAAATTTGAAATACCATCTTGTAAATCTGCATAAGCAGCAACATGAGTTCCAGCAGCTCTTAATCTAAAAGCATAATCATCAGCAAAAGCTCTTGAGCAATATATTAATTGATTGTCCATTGCAGCTAATTCATTAGAACGAAGAGCTAACATAGATTCTAAGTTAGTAAGTGCATTAGTTCCAACTACTCTGTTGTTTGCTATAGAGAATCCTCCAACACCAACTTGTAAATCTAATGATTTCCAAACTCCATTACATAGTGCTTGAGTTCCTGCACCATTATTTACATCTCCCCACCATAATATAGTAGAGAAATCTCTCTTAATACCTTGCATTACAACTTCAGAAACAATTTCTTGGAAGATAGTTCCAGTCATATCAGCTCTATTAATTCCTTTTTTAAGTAATTGAGATTTAATATGAGAGAATAATACATTTGCTTGTTGTGCGTGTTCAACTTCTAATCTAATTAATGTTAAAGTTATGTTAGTATTAGTAGATTGAGTACCATCAGCAGTAAAACTTGTTGCTGTAGTCATTGTTTTCGTGATGTCTTTAACAGAAGTATATCTATCTAATAAGATAGAAACTCCAGAAACATCAGTTATAACATCCATTCCTTTAAGATGTTCGTTTTCGTAAAATAATGGTGCTAAAAAATACTTTTGAGCATCTTCTTGCGACCAAGTTAAACTTGTACTTATTACATTTGCCATTTTCTTTTATTTTTGTTTAATTAATTTTTAAAATATATTTTTTTGTTATCTGCAATACTATTAGCATACATATCCCAAGCATTTTCTTCCTTAGCTTCAGGAGTTGGGTTAGGATCTTTGCTAGGTACTACACCACTTGGAGTTCCCTCCATTTTTGCAACTTTATAAGTAGCTATTTCTGCTTCTAGTGTTGCTATGTAACCATCCTTTTCAACTATTGAACCATTTAACTCAACAATAGCTTTACTAGACTCTTCAATAGACTCTTCTATAGCAATCATTTTGTTAGATACTTCTTCGTTGTCAAGAATTTTTACTTCTTTTGCTTCTGCTGTTTTATTAAACATTTCAGAAATAAAAGATTTTAAGTTTTCAAACTCTTTTTCCATGTTACTTTCTTTTTTTTGATTATTAAATAATTTTTCTACAAGAACACTATTCTTATAGTCGTACTTTTTTATATCAAACATAGCTGCCATCTTTATAGGCTCTTCAACTAAATTGATAAAACCTGCTTCTTGTGCTTCTAAACTGTTAAACCAAGTTTCTGCATCCATCCAAGAACGGATTTGTTCTTCTGTTTGACCAGTTTTTGAAACATATATATTAATTAGCCTTTCACCCATTTTATCCATAAGGTCAGCAGCTTTTCTTAAATCATCTGAATCTCCAACTTCACCTCCCCAAACATTGTGTATCATATAAAGAGAGTTTTCACTCATAATTACTTCATCAGCAGCAAGTGCAATAACACTAGCCATTGAAGCAGCAATACCTTCTATACGAGCAGTAACCTTTTGTGGCATCCTATTTATAGCATCATATATTGCTAAACCATCTATAACAGAACCTCCTGGTGAGTTTATTCTTAAAAGAACAGATGTATCTTTGGGAATGTTTTTTATCTCATTTATAAAAGACTTGGCATCTACCCCATAACTACCAATTTCATCATATATCATCACTTCAGTGTTTTCACTTTTAGCAATATTTTTTATACTATACCAATTCATACTACAATATAACGCAATGTATTTTATGTATTGTGGAACTTAGTGGAATAAAGATTTATGCAATATAATTTGGTATTGTAAAATATTAACCATTACATTGTATTCTAATCAAAACAAAACAAAATGGATTTCACAACAAAAATTGCCCAATATGATGTTACAGTACACAGAGGTTTAGTAGATGATTGCTCTATGGAAGGAGCTTTTAATGTAGAATGGCAGTATTATGCAGAGTTTAGGGGAGAGTATATTAAAGAAGTTGGTGTGTATGCTACAAGAGTTATAGGTGTAGTTTTTGAAGATGATGAAGCTGTTTTTGAAAAAGACAGACAAGAAATAGATTCAGAAGATGAAGGATGGTCTTTAAAATCTGATTCATCAAACATACAATGGGGTGATTGTATTCAGCCTATGGATTTATATGTAGATATAAAGAATAAACAAATAATCGTAAACTTTTAATATGAGTGATAAACTAGCAACTCCTTGCTGTAATGCGGGGTACGAGCCAGACACTGTAAGTGCGTGTTGTGAAGCAAAAATATCAGAAAGTGGATTATGCTATTCTTGTCATGATCATACAGAACCAGAAGGATATATATGTGATGATTGTGAAGAATGGTTAGATGATAGAGATTTAGTAGAAAAAGTATATAAATGTACTTTTTGTGGAGATGAATTAGATGAAGATACTAGATATTGCTCTAAGAATTGTTATAGAGCAGATAGTGATGAAAGAGTTTAATTAATAATTTAAAAATAATAATATGGCAACAACAATTTTAACTGTATGCAGTATAATAATAGCTTATGGATTTGGATTTTTCAGCGGTACTATAGCAATGGCAAAAGATAATGCCAAAAAAAATAATGAAGAACGCAAGAAATCTCTAATACACTTTAATCAAATTAACTAATTTAATAAAATAATTTATGGGAAAAATGAAAGAAATTTTTATGGAACAAGAACAAGAGAAAGATGATTTTGAAAAATATTATTCAGAAATGTATCAGTTAGCACAATATATGGGAACTGAAAATATATTTAAGAAACTATATAAAGCATCATCAGAAAATAAAACTAGTAATAAATTAAAAAAAGAAAAAAATGTCAGATAATAAAACTCCAGAAACAAAAAAAGATGTGTTAAGAAGATTATTTCTAGCTAACAATTTAGTAAAAGAAGATGTTTTTAAACACGCACATTACACAATTATAACTAGGGCAGGTGTAGATAAGATTATGTCTGCTCAAAATATTGAAATTCAATATGAATTAGTAAATTTGTCTGAAGATCATTCACATTGCTTAATAAAAGCTATTGGGAAGATGGGAGATAAGATAATTCAAACTTTTGGTGAAGCAACTCCTAAGAACAACAAGAACGCATATCCAGTCGCTATGGCAGAAAAAAGGGCAATGAGTAGAATTGTTTTAAAGTTAGCTGGTTTTTATGAAAATGGATTCTTTGGTGAGGATGAAAGTGATGACTTTAAATCTAAATAAGTGAAAGATTGGATAGATGATGTCTTAGATGATGAAGAATGTTCTATGTGGCAAATAGGATTTATTGAACAGCTTTTGATAACATCTGCAAGTAACTATTTATACTTTAACATTGATTTTAACAATTTAACACATAATGAAGCAGAAAAGATTATCAAAGACTTACGGGAGAACAACTGCCCTTCAGACTCTCAAGAGCAATTTAAAGAAATGTGTAGAGCAGGAGTATTCAAGCCTAAAGAATATTAGAAGGCTTTTTTCACTAACAAGTAAAAGTGTTGCCACAACAATACCAATAGGAACAACAATACCAATAGATTTCTTTTATGATTTCTTAAAGGTAATACCAAATGAGTATTGGTGCAACAGCCCTGTTTTTTATCATCATCCTGAAAGAGTATGTTGGGATGCTTTAGGTTTCTTAGGAGAGAGTATTCATAGATCAACAATAAGGACTAAATATTTAGAGCTTTGTTTTAGAAAAGTAGACATAAGTATATCTGAAGTTTTAGATAATGAAGAAGAATTATTTATGGAAATAATAGATAATAAAAAAAGATTTCTAAAAGCTTTAAAATATCTTGAAGAAAAACTAGATGAAAAAGAATTAAAATTATTATTAATAAAAGCAAAAAAATTAAGTGATGAAGAATTTAAAGTTGAATAGTACAGAGTCTGCAATAGTTGAGATAGTAGAATTAGTTTCTGGAATAGATAGAAAGATAATAAGTGGTAAAGATAGGAAAAGACCAAAAGCTTTAGCTCGTAGTGTATTAGGTTATTTTTTAAGAGATAATGGATGTACTTCTCAAAGAACAGCTGAAATAGTTGGAAGGCATCACGCAACTATATTAAAATATGTTACTGATCATGAATGGAATATGAAATACTATGAGGAATATAGAGAGTTTTATCAAAGTGTTCTTGATGAATATAACACAGGATATAGGAAAGCTAAAGTACAAGCTATGGCTAGACAGATAAGAGAACTTCAAACATCAATAGAATCTATAAAAGTAGATTTATTGTAACAATCAGGTTAATGAAACGACCTAAATAGTTTCAACAATTAAACAACAAAAATATGGCAGATAAACAGTATGTAAATGGAATGATTATCAAAGAAAAAACATTTGATAATGGAGGTAATCAACTAAAGTTAAGTATTAAAACTGAAGATTTTGTAACTCAATTAAAAGAATTAGATGACAATGGATGGGTAAATCTTATTGTTACTAGAAGAAAAGAACCTTCTGATACAGGTATAACTCATTATTCTTATGTGGACACCTGGAAACCAACTAAAGGTGCAGGACAACCTTCTAAGAAGAAAGCTGTCGTTCAAGAAGAAGATGATTTACCATTTTAAATAAATTGAGGGGAGTGGCAATTATGCCAATAATTTAATGGATGTTTAAAGAATGTCCTTTAATATTAAATGTTTAGCTCCCCTCTTTTTTTAACTAACAAAACAAAACTATGAACGAAAAACCAAACTATTACGCAATTATTCCATCAGATGTTAGATACAGTAAAAAGTTATGTCCTATGGAAAGATTGCTTTATGCAGAAATAACCTGCCTAACGAACTATAAAGGCTATTGCTGGGCATCTAATGCTTACTTCGGTAAATTATTTGATAGAAACCCTAAGAGCATTAGTAGAAATTTAGCGAATTTATCATTACATAAATTTATTAAAATATATTTAATAAAAGATGATGTTAAAAATGTAGATCAGAGAGTTATTTCTTTAACTCAAAAAATACCAAAATCTATATCTTCACCCCCTCCACAAAAATGCGACACCCCCCTCCGCAAAAATGTTAAGGATAATACTAAGAATGAAAAGATATTGTTATTTAATGAGTTTTGGGAAGCTTATAATGTCAAGAAAAGCAGAAAGTTATGTTATGATAAGTTTATTAAATTAAATTTAAACATTTGTAAAAAATGTGTTGTTGCTGCAAAAGAATATACTGCATCTGTTAAAGATGTTAAGTTTAAAAAACATCCAAGCACTTGGTTAAATCAAGAGTGTTGGGATGATGAGATTAATAATGATTTAAAAGAGGGTTTTACAGGTGGTAAATTTAATAATATGGTATTTTAATATGAATATTATAGAACTATATCCCAAAGAAGTTATAATTGAAGATGATGAGTGTTTAAATTGTTTTTGTCATATAGATAAATGTGAAGTATTTTGTAGTGAAGATTGTGAACTAGAATATGATGAAGATGACATTTAATGATTACGGCATAGAGCTTAAAAAGGCAACAGGACAAGTAAAGACAAAATGTCCTAAATGTTCACATGACAGAAAGAAAAAGGCTGATCCTTGTCTATCTGTAAATATAGATGATGGCATTTGGAATTGTCATAATTGTGGATGGAATGGAGGATTAAAAAAACAAAATAAATTTATGGATGAAAAACCTTTTATAATACCAAAAGAAAAAAATGTAAATCAGGTTTATTCAAAAAATTTAATTAAATGGTTTTTAGATAGAGGTATTTCTTCAGAAACTATGTTGAAAAATAGAATTGCAGAGGGTAAAGAATATATGCCACAAGTAGGTAAAGAAACAACTACCGTACAATTTAAGTATTTTAGAAATAGTCAATTAATTAATGTGAAGTATAGGGATGGTGCTAAAAACTTTAAATTAGTTAAAGATGCAGAAAGAATTATGTATGGTTTAGATGATTTGCTAGGTAAGAAAAGTGTAATTATTGTAGAAGGTGAAATGGACAAACTAGCATTTTATGAAGCTGGTTATAAGAATTGTGTTTCAGTTCCCAATGGTGCTTCAAATTTAAAAATGGATTATTTAAAAGATTTTCCTGAAGGATTAGATAAAGTTTATTTAGCTGTAGATAATGATGAGCCTGGAAAAAAATTACAAGAAGAGCTATCAAGAAGAATAGGTAGAGATATATGTTATAGAGTTTTTTATCCTGAAGGATGTAAAGATATAAATGATGTATTAATAAACTATGATAAAGATGCTGTAAAATATTGTATAGACAACTCACAAAGCTATCCATTGGAAGGAGTGTTAAATGTAAATGATTTTGATGTAGATATTGACACATTGTATGAGAATGGATTACAAAGAGGTGCTACTATTGGTCATAAAACATTTGATAATTTATTTAGTTTTGCTTCTTCACAATTAACTGTTATTACAGGAATACCTACTCATGGAAAAAGTAATTTTTTAGAACATATTTCATTAAGATTATCTGCACAGCATGGATGGAAGTTTGGGGTTTTTAGTCCTGAACACTATCCTTTACAATTACATTTTTCAGTATTGGCAGAAAAACTTATAGGAAAATCATTTAGGAAAATAACTAGATATGATAGGATGACTAAAAATGAATTAAATATTGCTAAAAACTTTATATCAGAACATTATCATTGGATAAGACCAGATGGAGATGTTTATACAATAGATGCTATATTAGAAACTGCTAAAGGTTTAATAAGAAGGCATGGTATAAAAGCTTTAATTATTGATCCTTATAATAAAATTGATGCTAATATAGGAGGTCAAAACGAAACTAATTTTATAAATAAATTTTTAACTAAACTTACAATATTTAAACAAAAATATGACATACATATATTTTTAGTTGCTCATCCAAGAAAAATGCAAAAGAAAGATAATGGTATGTACGAAGTGCCAAGTTTATATGATGTAGCTGGTTCTGCAAATTTTTACAATCAAGTAGATAATGGTATAACTGTTTATAGAGATTTTGGAAATGATTTAACAAATATTTATGTTCAAAAAATTAAGTTTAGGCATATAGGAGAATTAGGAGAAGCTCAGTTTAAATACAACATACAAAATGGAAGATATAGTGAGATAGGAGAAAAGCTAGATGATAAATCTTATTTAAAAAATAGTCAAAAAAATATATTGTAATATGAATAAAATAAAAATTGGAACTTTTTTTAGTGGTATAGGAAGCCCTGAACAAGCTATGATAAATTTAGGGGTAGATCATGATGTAAAATTTGCTTGTGAAATAGATAAGTTTGCTAGAGAAACATATTTAAAAAACTTTAGTCCTGATTATATGTATGAAGATGTAACTAAATTAGATATGAAAAAAGCACCTGCTGTAGATTTATTAGTTTTTGGATTCCCTTGTCAAGCATTTAGTATGGCAGGTAGAAGAGGTGGATTTGATGACACTAGAGGTACTTTATTTTATGATGCTTTAAGATATTTAAGAGAACACAAACCTAGATATTTTATTGGTGAAAATGTTAAAGGATTATTAAGCCACGATAATGGTAAAACTTTTAGAACAATAATAGATTGTGTTGCTAAAACAGAAAATAATCAATATTCAATAATGCCTTTTGATAATTTAGGTTATAATATACATTATCAAGTATTAAACACCAAAAACTTTGGAGTTCCACAAAATAGAGAAAGAATATTTATAGTGGGAATAAGAGATGATGAAGATAATGATTTTAGATTTCCTTCTCCAATGCCTTTAAAAGTAAAACTCAAGGACATTTTAGAGAAAGTTGTAGAAAAAAAATTCTTTTTAAGTCAAAGAATGGTAGATGGTATATATAAAAGTAAATTTATGGAAAGAAAACCAATGAAAATTGATGGAATTTGTAAAACTTTAAAAGTAGGTGGAGATACTCCTTGTTTTAAAGATGATAGAGTAATTTCTCATAGTTTATATCCAAGAACTAGTAAAACAGGTAAAGGAGGAACAGGAAGATTACAAAAAGAAGATGGCACTTCATATTGCTTAGATACAGGAAATGCTCAAGCTGTAGAAGTAATGTGTTGTTTAACTGAAGCTACCGGAAATAGAGCAGGCTCATCATCTGAATTTTTAAGTTCTGTAAATAGAATACATAAAAACACAGGTCATATAAGAAGATTAACTCCTATTGAAGCTGAAAGGTTACAAGGGTTTCCAGACAACTTTACATCTGGAGTTAGTGATACTCAAAGATACAAACAACTTGGTAACACGATAACAGTAAATGTTATACAAGCAGTCATAAACAACTTATTAAAATAATTTTATTAACTTTGACAAATTAAATGAAAAAGCCAATTTATAGAGTGCAAGTTGATTTTGAATATAGAAATAATAGCAGAAGTAACTACATAAGAACACAAATAAAAAATGGATTTATAGATACTTTTGCTTTATCTAAAGATAAAGATGAAGTATTTAATCATATAAAATCTAAATTATTTAGGCAAATAGGCAAAAAAGAAGGAGAGGTTCAAATTAAAATTATAAATATAAAAATAGAAGGTCAATATGGAGAAACCAATAGATAAGCATAGTAATCATTATTTTGAAAAAAATAGAAACATTGACCAATATGATGGTAAAACTAGAACAGGAGGGATAATGAGTGATTCAAGAGTGCCTAAATATTATAAAGGTAAAGAAGGTTATGAAGCTCGTAAAGTTTGCGACAACTTTGATTTACCCTATCACTTGGCTACTGCGACAACTTACATAATCAGAGCTTATCACAAGCATCAAACTCCTGTAGAGTGCCTTACAAAAGCTATTGCTCACCTACAATTTGAATTAGAAAAAGTAGAAAGAAATAATAAGTTATGAAAAGAAAAGAAGATGAATCTTATGAAGATTATGTTGAGAGAAGGAAACAAGAAAACATAAAAACAAAAAGAAGATTAAAAGGAATAAAAGTCTGGCCAGGAGATTGGGGAACTTATAATAAAAGTGTAGATGGAGCTGTTGAAAGTAAGCTTAAATCTTTAATGGATAAATTTAAGAACCAAAAAGATGTCTAATGTAAATGATCCTAACTATAAAGAATTATGCAAAGAATGTAATAAGAAATTTCAAGGATGTGTTTGTAATAGAAGAGAAGGAGATGATGGAGGTATAGTACATGAAAGATGTTTAGAAAAGTATAATTATAAATTAAAAATTAAGGATAATGACAAAAAATAAAACAAAAAATGAGGTAATATCTATTGATGACAACGAGCAATACAGAGTTTGTATAGATTTAAAAGCTCAAGGTAATGCTGAAGGAGGTAAATTTATAAATGTAAAAGGTCTTAAAGATATGATAGAAGGTCTTGAAGAAAAAGAAATAAATAAAATGGTAGGTTTAGTTTATGATGGAACAGATAGACTAGAAATACTTACTCAAAATATTAATAATAATGGAGGAGTTAGAGGAGTTATCCAAGATGCTAAGATAATTGATTAGTTATAATAAAAAAGGAATGGCTAAACCAAGAATGACTCAAGCAGATTCTTGGAAAAAAAGACCTATTGTTTTAAAATACTGGGATTATAAACATGATATAAAAGAATGGGCATTTAAAAATGATTTTAAATTAGGCAATGAAATATATTGTGTTTTTCATATACCAATGCCTAAATCTTGGAGTGTTAAAAAGAAAAAAGAGATGATTGGAAAACATCATCAACAAAGACCTGATATAGATAATCTTTTAAAAGGTTTAATGGACGCACTTTTAGATGAAGATTCTCATGTTCACACTGTTTATGCTAGAAAGATTTGGAGTGATAAAGGATGTATAGATTTTTACAATCTTACAAGTCTTACTCTCTCATAATATTATAATCTTTAGATGTTTTATATCTTTGTTTATATATTATGTTTCGGCATTGTTTTTCAGTTATGCCATGTCTTATAGATATATCAATAAAAGTATTTCCTATATGACCTTCATTGTTTACAATAAATTTATCAAAATCATTAAACATCATATAATTTCTTAATGCTTTAGGAGGTATTATACCATTTTCAATAAGATGGTAAACTAAATCTTTAACTGTAAAATTTTCTCCCCATCTTGCTTCTGATTCAGCCCAAACAATATCTAAAAACTCATCAATAATATCTTTGTTGTTTGCCATCTATTTCCACCAATTTTTAGGGCAATATATAAATTTTTCATCAATATTATTTTTAGCTCTTAAAAAACATCCACAAGCACCACACTTTTCAAGTATTTTAAGCCCTAGAGGGTTCTTATAGACTCCACAAGGATTGCTTCGGCATATATCCATCCTTTTGTCATAAAGCTCCTTAGAAGCTATTTTTATTCCTTTTCCTAAAAAGAATTGATAGAACAATTTTCTTAAATCTTTCATTGAGTAAATATATTAAATAATTATTAAAATATAGTGGACATAGTTTCCTGAACATAAACATTAGATTGTGTAGAAGTTATTGCAGATTCAGAAACATATACTTGTTGTGAGTTAATAGATCCTGCTATTAAAGCAGCAATATCACTTGCAGTCCAATTACCTTTAGCACCATCTAAAGCTGCATTTGTTCCTGGAGTCAATCCTCCTTGTTCAAATTTAATTCCACCACCAGCAACATTCATTGCAGATAATTGTTTTCTAAACATTTTAGTAGATTTTCTATTAATAACAGCTTCACCTCCTTCTAATTCTGCTACTCTTCCACCAACAGCAAATTTAACACCTCCTTGTGAATGTCTAGCTCCATGAACCATTCCTCCTTGAGCAAATTTTTCTTTAGAAGGAACAATACCACCTTTTTCTGCTATAAACCTTTTAGATAAAATCATACCAATTTGAGCGGCTATTAAAGCAGACATAAGAGGTGCGGCAACAATAGCTGCAATTCCTGTTTCTGAAGAAACCTTTGTTATAGCTACTGCTCCATTAATTAGTGCCATTGCAACACTATTAGCTTTTTCTAAATTAAACATTTTTCTTTTAATGATAGCTAATTTTTCATCTTTAACTTTTTCTTGATTAAGCATTAAATCATTAAATTGCTCTTGCATAGCAGCAGTATCTTGACCAGCAGCTTCAGCTTTTTCTATCTTATCTCTATGCACATTTTCTCTATCTATACTTTCTTGTTCAAATTGTCTATTTACTTGAGCAATAGCAAAATCAGCTTGATTAGCAGCAAATCCCATAACTATCTCAGATAGCTGACCATAAACTTCAGATACTTTAGCTAATCTTTTATCTTGTAAATCATTTAATGTATCTGATAATTTTAAATTTATTTCTTTAACTCTAGCTGCATAAGCTTCTTCACTTAATATTCCAGCTTGAAATTTCCTAAAAGCTATATCTTGTTCTTGTTTTGCAACTTTTTTAGCATTTTCTACTTTTTCTTTATTTATTTTAAAGAAATTAATTATACCTGTATCTTCTAAATCAAATAGAGCTTGAATTTTCTTTTGCACATCTTGATTTCTTTTTTCATCATATTTAATTAGAGCATTTCTTTGTGCCTTATTGTGCCTTTCATCTATTTCAAGTTGAATAAGATTATTAGTTTCTATTTTATTATTTTCTTCTTCTAACATTAAAGTCATTAACCTCAATCTTTCTTTTTGTCCTGCATCACCACTTGCATTTGCTTTTTCCCATCCTTCAATAGTAAGTTCTTTTAAAACTTTATATTTACTTTTATTCCTACTTAAAAACTTTTTATCTATTTTTGCTTGGTTTTTATCATTACCATTAATTTGAGTTTTTAAACTAGCAACATTAGCTTTCATCAGTTTTAATTCATCTTCGTATTTCCTTTTTTGTAAGTTTCTAGTGTTAGCTATTGATGCTACTTCTCTAGTTTCTGCATCATCTATATTTTGAATTTGTATTTTAAACAACTCCTTAAATTGGTCTTTTGTTCTTTGTAATTTATGTACACTAAAAACCGTAAGATCTGAAGATTCACCTGATTTTTTTAATGCAGCTTCAAGACTTGTAACTGAAGTTTTCATTTCATCTATTGTAATATTTAATAAATCACCTGAATTTCTATATTTATTAACACTGCCTAAAAACTTCAGCATATCTGGACCTGTAAAAGTTGATAAAAAAGCCATCTGTGCTTCCTTTGCTGCTTCTGATCCTTGAACATCTTTATCTATATCAGCTTGTTTTTGTTCATTTAATATTGCTTTATAATCTTGTATTTGTATTAAACTAGCTAACTCAGCTTCTACATCTGCAAGTACGACTTTCTGTTTAGATTTACTCAATTTTCTAAAATCTTCTAAATCTTGTAAATATCCATTTCTAAGATTAATTCTAGTAGTATCATTTGCATCTACTCTAAATTGATTCCAATTTTTTTCTTCTCTTTTTTTAGCTGATAATTGATTTTTTAAACTTGCTAATAAATCTAATTCTACTTGATCAGCTATTACTCTTTGTTTTAAAATAGCTTTTTCTGCATCTTCATAACCTTCCAGTTTTTCAGCAGCAGCTTTAGCATCAACATCCTTCCTTGCAATAGCCATTTTTAAAAGATTCTTATCTATTCTAACTTGTCTTAGTTTATTTTGATTTTCTTGGCTTAAACCATTAACTATATCTTGTTGTCTAGCAATTCTTACTCTTAACTCAGCCTGTGAATTTAACACTATCATTAATTGTTCTAATTCTTTACTTTTCATTATCTCTACATCATAATTTTTTAAAAGTTCGGAATGTTCTTGTTTTAATTTTCTCATGGCAGCAGTTCTTTCTTCACTTCCTTCAACAAGCAATAATGAAGCAGCTATACTTGTATTAAAAGCTTTGTTCATTCTATTAGTCATTAACTCTACTTCACCCATCTCATCTGACATTGTCATGAAGTAGCCAACTAAAGTACCAGCTAAAACAACAAAAGCACCAAATCCAGTAGATGCTATAGCAACAGCTAAAGATTTAAAAGAAATACTAGCAAGACCTGTAGCTAAAGTTAAACCTCTAACGGCAGTAACAACAGCTCCAATTCCTGTTACCATACTACCAAATGTAGTAACAAGCTTTAAAAGAGCTAATCTTGCAATGATTATTTTAAAAGCTGTACTAATAAGGTCAGCAGCAACTTTTACTCTGTTCATTGCTTCTGTTGATCCTGATAGTCTTTGAATCCAAGTTGTTAATCCTTCTATAGAATTTCTTAAACTTATATTAAATATTTGCCCTATTGCAACTCCTAATCCTTCAGTTGCTGATTTCAATAAAGTAAAATCTCCCTCAAGAGTATTTAATCTTATTGCTGCCATTTGTGATATAATACCTTCAGCATTATTAAGAGTATCTAAACTTTGTTCTAATCCATCTATGTTTTCAATTAAAGCTAGAAAAGCTGGAGCTGACCTTTTATCTAATAGTTCTGTTGCTTCAGTTAAACCAAAAGATTCAGCTTTCATTTCTCTTAAAGCAACAATCATTTGAGGTAATCCTTGAACAGTTCTACCTAAATGTTTGTTTAATTTAGAATTAGCATCACCTAATCTTAAAAATATATTTTTTAAAGCATTACCTGCTAATGATCCTGATAAACCATTATCAGCAAGTATCATCATTTGAGCAGCAGTTTCTTCTATAGTAAAACCAGCAGCTCTTGCTATTGGAGCTACAAACTTCATAGACTGCCCAAATTTTTCAAGATTTAATGCAGAGTTAGTAAAAGAAGCACCCATAATATCAGCTACTCTTCCTGTTTGATCAGCTTCAATTCCAAAAGCTCTTAAAGTAGAACCAGCAATGGCAGCTGAACTTGCTAAAGACTCTCCTGTTCCTGCTGCTAGAGCTAAAGTACCAGCTTGAGCCGCTATAATTTCATTAGCTGTAAAACCAAGTCTTGCATAAGCTTCTTGTAATTGCCCTACTTGTGTTGCAGTAAATACTGTTGTTTTTCCTAATTCTAAAGCTGAATCTTTTAATTTCTGAAATTCTTTATTAGTTGCTCCAGATATTGCTAATACAGCAGCCATTTGACTTTCAAAACCAGCAAATGTAGTAATAACACCTCTTAATCCTCCTATTATAGCTCTAAATGCAAAAGCAGAAGCAATAGCTATACTTGCAGACTTAAAAATAGCAATCATTCTGTTTCCTCTTTTACTCACACGAGATGTAGCTGTTGCCATCCTTCTAGCTGCTGCTGCATTTTGATTCATCTTATTAGTCATTACTCCAATAGCTCTTGACTGTTTGGAAAAAGCCATTGTACTTTTACCTAAAGCAGAAAGATTAACTTTTGCTTCCTTTAACTTTGTATTAAGAGAATCTAACTGTTTAAGGTCAGCTACAAATTTGTAATATGTTGTAGAATTATCAGCCATTTTATTTATTTTTTAACATATATTATTATTATTTGAATTAGAAGGAGGTGTAGTATTTAAATATCCATCAACAAGTTCTTCTATTTCCTCTTCTTTTTGTAAATATAATTTTCTTACATCTGTATCTTCTGTGTAAACTAAATTTGAAATAGAACCATCTGTGTTTTCAACTACTAATTCTCCACCATACATTTGAATTTCTCCATTTTTATCTACTGTTAAACCAACTTGAGCAAGATCTTGAATTGCTTTTTCTCTTTCATTATTAGTAATGCCATATTCAATAGATGATTTAACTTGTTGCTCTAAAGAAACATCATAAGTTTCTTGCTCTTCAACTTTTGATTGTATTCTTTTTGAAGATGTAGATTTTCCTCCCCAAGATGTATCATGTTTCCATTCAATTAATTCAACTTCAGTAAGTTCTTTTTTGTTAGGTTTATAGTCTTTAATTTTTTGTACTGTCCAATAAGTAGAAACTCCATCTATTTTTAAATGAATTTTATCTTTATAATCAAATAAATTAATATCTACAGGAGTTAAAGCGAATTTACAAGTTCGTAACATAGCACCACCATTCATTTTTTCATAAGCATTTCTCCAATACTTAGTAAAAAGTCCAGGACTATTATTGCCATAACCATCATCTACATCATCCCAAGATAAGTTATAAGGATCTATATCAACAGATTTTGACCATCCATCAAACCAATCCATATAAGGATATGATGTTTGTAAATTATTATTTCCATTTTGGTCTACAAAAATCCAACTAGAGCAACTTCTTTCACCATAGTAATTTAAAATTCTTAATCCAAATTTAGGTCTTGGATTGTATTCAGGTCTATTCGCATAAGTACCATTAATATGACCACCTTCAGTACTCCACATTACTGGCATAAGAGGATTCTTACGAGCTACAACAGGATCAGTCCAGCTTAAATCACCCCAACGATAAGCATTTGGAGCTATAGGATGTGTACTGCCATTTTGACTAGGATAAGGCTGTCTACCATAAGCATTAAAACGATAAGTTGAATTAAAAATTTTTGTTCCTAACTCAAGAGTTTCTTTTCTAAATCTAGCTTCATTAATTTCTGTGTAAGATTTATATATATCTAAACTATTTTGTTCTCTCCATTCAGATAATTTTTTTATTCCTTTATCTGTAGCATCTTCTTTATATTGAAACCTAACACTTTGAGCTAATTCTTTAACTATATAAGTATCAGTCCAACTTTCTCTATCTAGCTTATGTGTCCAATCTAATGTTTTCCCTGAACCATAAAACTCATTATAAGGTTCAACTTGTACTGTTTTTGCTTCTTTATTAGCAGTCCATTGCAGATTAAATAACTCTGTTAATCCTTTTAAGTAATCTAATTGTTTAGTACAAGGCAAAACTTTAGATAAATTAAAACTATATTCAGGTACTGTTGCTGATACAACTGGATAAATTGACATACTCATTTCTGAATAATCAGCCCAAAAATCATAAAGAATAGCTTCATTATGACCAAAAAACCTAAAAGAAACTCTATCACCAGCATTTAAAGTATAAAGCTGAATTTGTCCATGTCCTGTAACTCCACTACTTGCTCCTGAATCACTATGATGAACTATTCCTGAACCTGAAAACCCACCAGTTTGTCCATTCGCTGTTGATATTTGACCATTAATCATAATTTGTCCAGCCACCCAAGAGTTTGAAGTATTTAAAAGATTACTCATTTTTATATATAATGTTCCTAAAACTTGAATATTATAATCTCCACTAAAAGGAACTAAATATCCTCCTGTTGGTGTATTACCTGTCCAATTATTACCTAAATCACTTCCTAAAACTAAATTAGGGTAATCAAAACAATCAAATAAATTAGGGCATCTTCCTCCACTAAAAAAAGTACCTGCTGCTGTAGTTTTTATAGCTCTTGCTGCTTTTGTAAATTGTGTACCACCTTCTCCAAATAAATTATCTTCTATATAAGAAGTTCCTGAACTATAAGGATGACATAGTTTTTTAAATGTTTCAGACTCTATAAAATTACTTTCTAAAGTATAACCTATATAAGAAAATATTTTATGAATAAGACTATATGCAAAAATTGCAGGATGAAAATCAGAAGCATTATGTCTATAGTCAGGATTATCAGGATCAATGTTTACACTTTGAGCCTGCCATTCTCCATAATTTACTAATCCCCAATGATAATCTTTGTCAAAATTGGTAGGATTGGCTGTAATATTAGAGGATTGTTGTTGTTCTAAACTATTAGGACTGTTATTCCAAGACATGACTATATTGTCCTTATTTTTCTTTTGCTTATTAACATCATCTTCTACAACAGCAATATCACATATTAATGAATCTGAAATTAGATTTGTCCAATCTATAGAATCTTCTATAATATGACAAGAAAAAGCACCTCCTCCTCCTGAAACACCTTCTTCTATTCTAATTAATCCTTTAAAAACAATAATTCCCTCTACTTTTATTCTACAAGGCTGCCAATCTATTTTAGTTCGTACAGCACCAACAGCTAACATAGGCTCTAATACTTGAACATTATGTTGGTCAGCAGGAATCTGAAAAGTTTTAGAATAACCTGTTGCTCTTTTTGATAAATCCTTTACATTACCAATACTATATGTTAAAGACAAAGGCAAAGCTTCGCTATCAAAAATATTCAAATAATTATAATTATATTGTTCAATACTATAATTTACAACAGTATTAATAGTAGGTAAAACAGTAATATTAAAATCAGGATCTTGTTTTATTATTTTTATATAATCTAATGTTATTCTAGCTGGTAATTTTGGATGTATAGCTTGTGCATCTAAAAGATTTACAGAACCATCAGCAAAATCAAAAACTCTGTTATTATTCATTTTTATTAGCCCACCATAATTAGCAGTATCATTCCAAACAGCACTTCTTTTTAAAGCAGATAAACATACTGTATAAACACCAACACTATCAAAAGTAAGGTTTTGATTAGGTAAACTATTTATGTTTGTGTTATCAGGAGTTCCTTCCAATACAGTTAAAGTTGCATTTTCTATTTCTGATATTTGTATTTCTATTTTAAAACAATCTACATTTCCAATCATATCACCAAAATAATCAGACCTTAAACCTAATAATCCACTGCTTCTATAACACTCATTCATTTTTATTGTGCCTGGATTTCTATATTGAGAACCTTCATAAGAACCAACTTCTGTTTTTACATTACATCTTCCCCCTATCCAATAAAAAGGTTTATTAGTTCCTTCTGAACTATCCCAATTATGACTGTGCATATAAGCAGATATATACCAACTATAATCTTCAGGAGCTGACCAAAAGTCAGGAGATATTATGCTATAAGCATCCATAGTATCAGAACCATTGCCTTTAAGTAATATATCATCTCCTCCAGAAGCTGATATGACATCAAAAACAACACCTTCTCTCTGTGTAACACTATTTAAAATACCTATTGTCTTTTGATTATGTTTATAATATAAACTTCTTCCTTGAACATTATTAGATTGAGATTGACCATTGTAAGGAACAAAATGACTAGAATTTAGTCCGTATGGAGGTATATTTCCACTTTGAAGCCCAACAGGATCATAATTGTTGTTTTTATATAGTGTTATATAAAATACTTTATTATCATCAATATTAGTTCCTGGCTCAATTTGATAATTACCCGACCACATTACTAAATAGGTTAAAACGCATCCTTGAGTTCCTGTATTACCAATACCAATAGCTTCTTGTATAGTACCACCTAATTGACTATTTTGATTAGGAGTTATTCCTCTATAAAAAACTCTTTCGTGGCTTAATCCTATACTATTAAAACCTTCATCTTTATAGTTAGGATTAGTTTTACATCCTAAATACTCATAAACATTAGTGTTACCTGTTTGTGTTGTAGTTACAAAATCTCTACTACCTATAACTTCGCCTATTTCAAGAACACAATTTTCTGCTAATTTATTTATTGGCATATTATCCTTTTTGTGATGTTATTTGCTCTGAAAAAGTATAACTAAACTTTATAAAACTTATATTGTTTTCTGTATTATATATTTCAAAAGATCCAGGAACTATTAAAATAGGAACTAGCATACAATCAGTATATCTAAACTGACCTCCTATTGGTGTATCAAATTTTTTATTAACCCAAACCAAAGAACTATTTATTAATTCTTCAATATGCCTTCCTACATCTCTACCTACAGGTTGTGAATTAACTGTGAAAACATCTTCTCTACTATTGTATAATGTTTTTCTTGTGTGGTTTGAAGCTCCGTTATCAGGTATTGAATCATATATAACAGAATCAAAAGTTGTT